GAGCAGTCCGGACCTTGCCGATGCGCTGGCGCTGACTTTCGCGCATCCGGTTGCAGTGACGCGCGGACCGGGAGCACTGATCACGATGCACACTGATCGAGCAAGGACAGAATATGACCCATATGCCTGACGATACGACACTTATACAGACTCACAACGACGAAGAATACGTTATGTCGGTGCTCGAGACCATCGGCCGGCAAATCGAGGCCGGGAAGATCAACTACGATGAGGTCGAGCGGATGCTGCTGAGCAACCAATCTCCCGGGGTCCGGGCGGACATTGGGCTGACGCATCACTTCTGTAACGGGGTGTACATGAGAGAGATGTTTGCGCCCGCGGGATCACTCATGCTTGGGCACGCCCACTCTGAAAAAGCGCTCAACATCGTCCTGAAAGGGTGCGTTAGGATGTTTGCAGACAACGTTTTCAAGGAAGTCCGCGCCCCTCAAGTACTTGTGTCGGAACCGCACGTTCGGAAGCTTGGCTACGTTGTGGAAGACTTGACTTGGATAAATGTGATTGCCACAGAGACGACCAATGTCGAAGATATTGAAAAGCGATTTATCATCAAATCGCCCACTTATGTTGATTGGGAAACCTCGAAAATAATTTAGTTATGTCATTCGTCGCGGCGGCAATCATTGTTGGAACAGCAGTCAGTGCTGGCGTTTCCATTTACAATCAAAAGAAGCAGCAAAAGATTGCTCAAGATCAAATGGACCAGCAGCGCGCGATGGCAAACGAGCAGGTGCGAATGGAAGAGGAGAAGGTGCAGGGCAGTGCTGTTCGATCTGCGAATCGACAAGAGAAACAGGCGCTGGGCGCCTATGGTAGGCGCGATCAAATTGGAGTGGGCGGGCAAGGCATGGATTTGCTGACCGGAGGCGGCACGCTTGGAGGCGGCATGACGCTTGATGAGGCCGAAGAACAAAGGAAGCGCAGCACTTTGCTTGGATCGTAATTATGGGATTTTTTAAGAGCATAGCCAAAGCTTTCAAAAAGGCCACTAGCTGGGTTGGTGATCGGTTTGAGAACACGCTCAAGCTAGTTACCGGGCAGATCGGGCCGGCCGCGGCAATTGGCAATGTGGCGTCTGCGCTTGGATTGGTAAGCCCGGTTGCGGCGGTGCAGGGAATGGCAAAGCAAGGTGAGGCTGAGCGCGGCGAGTTAGAGGGCGTGCGAAACGAAAGTTTGCTCACTTCAAAGAACTACGATCAAAGCCGCGTGATGGACGAAAACACGGTGCGTCGAGGATTGCGGACAAGCCCGGGGCAGTACCCGGGATCCGGAACAAAGAACGTGATGCTTTCAGGTTCAGAGCAAGAGCAGGATATGCTTGGAGAAATGGAAAGACGCCGCGGGCAAGGAACGCTGCTAGGAGGCTAAAATGGGCGTCTTTGAAGCAATCACCGCCATCATGTCTTACCCGACAACAGGGAGTCAGGGAATGGACCCTAGATTGCTACAGGCAGCACAAATGCTTTATCCGCAAAAAGCAATGGAAGAGCAAATGTCTGCTTACGACACTGCGATGCCTCAAGGCAGAAAAACTCGAAGGCCACAGTATTCTGGCGGACTAGCAACGCAAGAAAGGTACTCCAAGCTCGATGAAAGACAGATGCTGCTTGGGTCTATGGCGGACGGAAGTAATTCGGAAATGTTACTGGGGAACTAAATGGACTTTTTCAGCGTACTTTCAAAAGCATTTACGCAGATCCATCCGGTGATCTTCGAGGCCGCATTTGCCCCTGAGAAAATTCAAGAGCGAATCGATCAGACTGCCGCGGCAAAGCAGGCTGAGACAGGCGCCGGTGGATCATCTGCCCCGCGAGGCATGAGAAATCAAAAGCCACAATACACCGCAGGACAGGGGTCTTCCGTGACAAATTACAAGCTGGACGAAAAGCAAATGATGCTTGGATCCATGATTAACGGTGGCAATTTAAGCATGTTGCTAGGGAACTAAAAAATGGAAACGAAACGACAGAGACTCGAGCGGATGCGGAATGCTCTCAGGCGCGAGCGCGAATCGTTCATGCCGCATTGGCGTGATCTGTCGGACTATGTGCTTCCACGCCGCTCGCGATTCACGCTTTCAGAGCGAAACCGCGGTGATCGCAAAAACCAAAAAATCATCGATTCAACTGCAACGCTTTCGGCTCGCAATTTGCAAGCCGGGATGATGTCCGGGCTCACCTCGCCGGCGCGTCCTTGGTTCCTGCTTTCGACTCCTGACCCGGAGCTTGCAGAATTCGGCCCGGTGAAAATGTGGCTGGACGATGTAAGCCGGCGAATGCGGACGATCTTTTTGAAGTCGAATTTGTACAACGCGCTGCCGCTGCTTTACGGCGACGAAGGCGTGTTTGGCACTGCCGCGATGGCGGTGCTCGAGGACGACATTGACGTTATCCGATGCCATACGTTTCCGATTGGGCAGTATTGCTTGTCGCAGAACTCCCGGCTTTCGATTGATACGTTCCTGCGCGAGTACAGCATGACTGTGCGCCAGTTGGTGCAGCAGTTCGGCAAAGACAACGTGAGCAAGCGCACGCGCGACCTTTGGCAGAACGGAAACTACGAGGAGTGGATTGACGTTGCCCATATGGTGATGCCTAACGAGGACTACAACGAGGGCAAGTTGTTGGCTAAGTTCAAAAAGTACGCTTCGATCTACTGGGAGGTTGGCGCGGATGAGGACGAGCAGCTTTTGGCTCAGAGTGGATTCGATGAATTTCCGATAATGGCCCCGCGCTGGTCGATCACCGGCGAGGATGTTTACGGGATGTCCCCGGGAATGGACGCGCTTGGCGACATTAAGCAACTCCAAGCGATGCAACGAAGGATGATTCAAAGCATCGACAAAATGGTAAATCCGCCGATGACTGCACCTATGTCGTTGCGGAACCAGAAAGCATCGTTACTTCCCGGGGACATCACCTACGTTGACGGGAATCAGGGGCAGGCCGGGTTTAAGCCGGCGCACGAAGTGAAGATGCCGCTTGGCGAATTGCAAGTGCTGATCCAGCAGACATCTCAGAGAGTTCAAAAGTGTTTTTACGAAGACCTTTTCTTGATGCTCGCCAATTCGGATCGCAGGCAGATCACCGCGCGCGAGATCGAGGAGCGGCATGAGGAAAAGCTGCTCATGCTTGGCCCGGTGCTCGAGCGCCAAAACGAAGATCTGTTGGATCCGCTGATTGACCGGACGTTTGCGATCATGTTGCGCCGCGGATTACTGCCCCCGGCGCCCCCGGAAATTGCTGGTCAAGACCTCAAAGTCGAGTACATCAGCATCATGGCGCAGGCGCAGAAGCTTGTTGCCACTGCCGGCATTGAGCGGTTTGTGGGATTTGCCGGAAACCTCGCGCAAGCGTATCCGGAAATCCTTGATAAGATCGATATGGATCAAGTCGTGGATGAGTACGGTGATATGCTTGGGGTGCCGCAAAAGATTGTGCGCCCGGACGAAGTAGTTGCCGCAATCCGCCAGCAACGAGCAGAGGCAGCACAGCGCCAGCAGATGGCAGACAATTTAGCGCAGGCCGCGCAAGGGGCAAAACTCTTGTCCGAGGCCGACACAACTCGAGAATCAATGCTCAGCAGAGCACTAGGACAATAGCATATGGCAAATCGGAATCCTCTTTACATCAACGATGGCGCGAACACGGTTATTCGCGACACAGTCACTCAGCCGGAGCGCGCGGCCGCGGTTACACCAAGCGACTCTACTACGTTTGAACCTTCGACGCTCTACGTTGCCGGCACTGGCGCGATTAGCGTTGAAACTCCCGGGGGTGACGTTGTTCTGTTCAGCGGCGTTGTCGGATGGTTCCCGGTGAAAGTGGTCAAAGTGCGCGCGACCGGTACGACTGCGACAGGCATCGTGCGTTTGTTCAATACTTAAAATGCCATCACTTTCCCTCGAGTCTGCAACGGATTGTATGCCGGTGATGAAATTCACCGGAGGAGGGGGAGTTGTCACGCCGGCAAATGACCTTGATGGCGGGATTGCATCATCAGCTTCTTTCACGATTACTGCTGATGGCGGAATTGCAACAACCACAACATTTTCTATAGACTACAACGGCGGAAACGCACAATTTACCTAATCTATGCCAGACAGAATTAGACCTCGCGGAGATACGGCGGCAAACTGGACTTCTGCAAATCCGGTTTTGCAAGAGCGTGAAATCGGGATCGAGACAGATACGCGCCGATACAAAATCGGGGACGGCACTACTGCGTGGAATTCGCTTTCCTACAATCAAATTGGAGATCGGTATTACACAACGAGCGCCACAAGCCAATCAATCACCAACGGCGCAAAAACGTTTACGGTTTCAGCCGGGCTGGCATACACGCCGCAGCAGGCAATTCAGATTGTTTCGACGGCATCCCCAACAAACCATATGCACGCAACAGTGACATCCTATTCTGGGACTACACTTGTTGTGAACGTTGATAAACACACCGGATCCGGGACCTTCTCGAGCTGGACAATTAATGTTGGCGGGGTAAGTGGAGCAACCGTTCCGCTTTCACCTGATCCTACTGGGGTATACGGAAGCGCTGCTCAACTTGCGTCATTGACAGTTAACAATCTTGGCCAAGTTACAGCAGCTTCAGCCGTTGCGTTTACTGCTTCGAATATTCAAGCTTTTGCTGCTAGTGGAACATGGACAAAGCCGTTAAACGCAAAACGTGTAAAAGTTGAATTAATTGGGGGCGCGGGCGGGGGCGGAAGCGGGGCAGTAACTTTTGGATCGCTAGTATCTTGCGGG